ATTTAAAGACGGTAATTATTTTAGCGATAGCAAATTTCATAAACCATTTGGGGATTATTGGAAATCATTAAATGCCTTGAATCGATGGGGCGGGGATTTTACAAAACCAGACGGAAACCATTATGAAAGAAAAATAGTATGACCAAATGGAAATGCAAATTGAAATATAACAAAGAAAAAAATAGATATGACTGCTCAATTTATGCAGGCGGTAAATGGCATTTTGTTTATGATTTTCAACCATGCGATAATCTTAAACGATTTTTTAAGGGTCTTACCGAAAATAAGGAATATATAACATGGCTTATGAACACTGGCAGAGAGGCTTAATATGTATGCTATGCGCTGTGTTGATTTTGTTAAGTTTACTTTTATTCGCTTCTGTAATTTTTTATATGTTAAAGATGTATGAATGGCAGTATTATTACATAATTCCTGAAACGTGGAAGATAGGATGAAGCCAACTATTTCACAGTTTGGAAAGTTAATTTCAATTCTAACAGGCAGATGCATTGGTATGCATAATTATGTGTTCTCACATTACGAAAAAAATATCGTTGTTATGATTTGCACAGAATGTAAACATGAAATGAAGTTTATGAATAGAAGGGCTTAATATGGAAAATATCGGTTATCTTGGATTATTTTTCTTAGGTCTCTCTCTTGGCATTGTATGGGCAGAGCTTAAGCATAAGCCTAAGAAGTTCAAATGCAAGGCATGCGGTAAGGTTTGTAAAAGCCGCAGCGGTCTTGGCAGTCATATGAGAATCCATAATAAAATTGATTACTGAAAGAAAGGGGGAATTAAGAATGTTCTATCTCTTAAAGCACATAAAAGCAATTCTATTGTTCAGGCAAGTTGCTGATGCATACCGAAGCGAGGTCGGGAAAGACAAACCTGCATTGCTTACGAGGCGGTTTATACATAGTATAATTGCAAGTTCAGGAGCAGCAGCAGCTATGTATGGCATGGATTTACAGGCAGGTCTTTTGGAAGGAATAGAGCAACATATATCTAATGTTTTGGATGTTGGCTATCAAATATATTTGCTTATCAAATCTATTATACCGAGTTTGATATTTATATATGGAGCTATCGGGATAATAATCGGTTACTTTAAGAGGCAGAAGCCAACACCATGAAAAAGAAACCAATAATCATCAAGAAAATATGGCGCATAGATTGGGAATACTTTATTCCAAATTTTATCAAGAAAATCTTTAAGAGGGGAGGAAATAGCATGAAAAAAATATTATTAAGCATGATTGTATGTCTATTCTTAATGATAGGAATATCTTATGCAGAGGAGACTAAGCTGATTGATATTCCAAACTTAGCATTACAAGGCGACCTGCATTACATCCCGCACTTCCAGCGGTTTGCTGTGGGGCCAACATTGAAGTTCGTAGAGGCGTTTGACGGACTACTACAGGGCAAGGTCGGGATGTTGGGCATACTTGACAGGCAAGATTATATGCCAGATGTGCTATATACGATTGGCATTATGGCGGATATAGGCAAGTTAATGACGAAACTTAAAGCGTCATGGGTGCTGCCGTTTAGCCTTGCTATTGGCCCCTCTTACTCGGTTGATATTCAGGATTTAACGCATCCACGAGGCTATGTTGGCGTGGTCGGCACGGTATTACAATATAAATTTTAATCCCTCCTCACTTCCCTCCAGACGGCAGGTTAAATGCCTGCCGTTAAGATTTTACCTCTTCTGGATAATACACGTCGCATGGCTGATTGCAGGCAGAGCATACATAAAAATTAGTTCCTTCTCTACCATAATTTACATCCACTTCTACATGACAGCAGTTAGATAGTATTTTTATCATAGCAACTCCTTTTCTCTTTGCAATATTCATGTTTGCTACCAAAATATTCTGACCATTTTACAAAGGCAGTAATTGGCATTGGTAGTTTAGACTTTTCACGCTCGCCGCATCGTTCACAAAATATCTCCGATGTCTTACTGTCAATGAATATCCAATTCGCAATTTTCATTTATCCTCCTGCTCTATGATTCATAGCAACTCCTTCTGAATTGCCGATAGCCTGCGGGATTGAATGTCATCATAACCTAAATCAATGCCGAGTCCTATTCTGTTCAGCTTATCTGCTACCCTTAGCGTGGTTCCGCTTCCTGCAAAACAGTCAAGCACAGTATCGCCGGGCTTTGTGGAACATAATATCATGCGTTCCACCAGCTTTTCGGGAAACATTGCGAAATGCTTTTCAGGTGAGGGCTGAGTATTTATAGACCATACATCGCCGCATTTAGTAACGACAGTATTTAACAGACAAATTTGTATTGTTTCTTCTTCAATGCCATAGGCACGAAGTTCATCTGCAAAAAAATCTAATTTAACAATAGAACTATCTTCGTTAAATTTCCAAATATCGCCAGCATTTTTCCCCTGTGTGGCATATTTATTCATTTGTTCTTTATCGCAAGTTGTTTGCATGGCTGATTGAGTTTTTATTCTTTTTTTTATAATTCCACGCTTTCCAAAATATGTATCTTCATTAGGCATCCTCACATCATCAAGGTTAAAATAATATTTAGGTTGCTTTGTAAACATAAATATTGATTCCCACTTCTTTGAGAATCTATCGGTAACGCTTTCGGGCATCGCATTACTTTTAAACCAGCAAATATGATTGCGAACCAAAAGCCGATTTTCTTTTATACAATTAAAATGGTGTAACAAGTGTGGCGGAATATCCTTTTTCTTAAATTGTGTTTGCATGTGGACATCTCCCATATTTTGCTTTTGCCAAATTGCAATTCCAACATAAAACTTGAAATGTTTTAGGAAAATTATTTTTAATTAAATAAGAATAAATATTAGCGTATTTCCCTCGTATTTGTTTTCTATGTTTATTCCCATCATTGTTTATATGGTCTATTGTTAAAAATTCTATCTGCAATTCACCGCAGCAATTACATTTTTTCCCATAATGTTTAAATACTTTTTTCTTTGCTCTTTCTCTGCTATCTTTGCTCCATTGATTTTGTTTTTCTCTAAATGTCTTATAATCTGATTTTCTTCTTTGATATTGTTCTCTCCAAAAATTAGGGTGCTTTTTTAACCATTCAACAGTTAAATATCTTTTATATTCCTTGTTTTTCCCATACCATTTTTTACCCCATTCTGTCCACCTTTTTGCATCTTTTGTATAAACACAGTCAGGGCTGCAATATCTCTGCCACCCCCTATTAGGTTTAAATTGTTTATTACAAACTGGACATATTTTCATAATTATTTATTGCCTTGATACTTAGCTATTTCATTTAGTATAGCAAAGCGTTCATCCATTGTCAAGTCTTCTTTAAATTTGTAAATATCTTCACCATCATAATCTGCCATCATAATAGCAAAGCGTTCGGGTATGAGGAGCTTGGACTTGGAAGTTACTCCTTCATCAACTCCACGTCTTATTGATTCTCCACACATCCATTGTGTTCCCGTATTGCTTGATTGTTTTTTAGACATTACTTTTGTTCCACGCCCTTGATTACTACCTGCGTAACTATCAGCCAGATTAATAAATATCACCCCGTCATCTTTTAGCACTCTTATTGCCTCTTGCATCCAGAGCTTGCAATGTTCAAGGTAAAGTTTAAATGAGGGTTCAAGTCCGTGCTGTCCTTGCCATGCGTGGCAGTGGAGACAAGAAGAAGAAGAAGAAGAAATTTTAGCGTTATCTTTTAATGTTGCTAATACCTTTCCATGATGTTGTTTTTCTATTATTTGATATTCTCCCCATTCATGCTTGCAGTCCCTATCGCCTCCGATAACAACATCAGGGATAGAATACTTGCGGAGCGAAAAATATGGAGGGCTGGTTATGATAGCCTGCACTGATTTATCCTCAATCTCCCATTTATCAAAAACCGACTGTGTAAGTATCTTCATTCTACCTCTCCCTTTCCTTTGGTTCTATCCATTTCATGCCTAACAATCTAAAATATGTCTCCTCATCAGGACATGGGACTTTTGTATTGTCCTGCCATAAATAACCGTCACGCTGGACATAACCTGCTTCTCTTGTCTTAGTTCCCATAATCCATTTACTGAACTCTGCCGAACCTGTGCGGATTAAAAATATATTGCCCCAATTTTCAGGCGTTGCATAGAATAAATCAAGTATTATACCTGACGATAATTTATACTGCTGATACTTGCTACCGCCTTTAATCTTATGCCATTGGTTCACAACATTCTGCAATTCATATAGCTTACTGGTATCAGGGACACAACAAATCTCAATGTCTTTAACGAATAGTTTTTCACGTCTAATAGAGCCTGCAATAGAGATTTTCAGCGCATAAGGAGATAATAGGCTTATTATTTCGTCTGCAATTTTCTTGGCTTGTGTTAGGCTTAACATTATTTCTCTATCTTTTCCCTCTCTACCTTGCATTTTGAGCTTTTACACAACCCGCCAAGAGGAAGGCAACTTTGCTCTTTACGCCCGCAAAAACTACAGGTATCATGTAAGATATAATCGTTGTCATGGCAGTATTTGAATTGCGCCCTGAATGAGTGATATTTGATTTTAGGATTCATAAATTAGCTCCTCCTATAGCTTATTACTTGAACATCAATACCATAGCACGCTAACATCAGCTTTTGTTTCAACTTAAACATCTGATATGCTCCGCCTTTCCGATACCCCTTCACATCTTCAACAACTTCTTTGCCATTTTCAAGATACGAAAAATCGGCATAATAGTTACAGAAATGCACATTATTGACAGAAAGAATAAATGAAGGATGCACGGTTAATCTGCTGATAACGCCTGATTTTTCCATAAGTTTTAACTCGCCATATCTCCGTGCCTCAGCTTTAGACGCAAAGCTATAGCCATCTACATGGGTTCGGATGTTTTTATGTTTGTTGTATCTCATTATTCGCCTTTTAACCACTCCCTATTCTGTATTTTCTCACGCATTTCTCTAACCAAATCACGATATTCCTTGCCATGTCGCTAAATTTTTCCCTTCTTGAACTTCCGATATGGAAAATACTGATATAGGGCGCAATCCCTATCAGCGCCACAATCGTCTCCCCCTGCTTCGTATGCGTTGCAAATAAAACAATGACAGCGAATAGATTCAAGTGGTGTAAGCATCAGCCCCCGCTTGAACTTCTTATGCTCTTTCTGCCCGATTATCACGGTTTTCATGTTTTTTTAAAAAAACCATTCACCACATTGATAGCATTCACTTATTGTAGTATCTTCATTGCCGACTATCTTAATATCCTCTGATTCGCAATATGGGCATTTTTTATCGCACATGGACGTTCCCCCTATCATTAAGTTTTAAAAAATATCCATTTTCATCTTGTTTAATCCATCTATCTGGCAGATTACTGCCTTTGCAATATTTTTTGAGTTCTCGTAATGAACCCCTCACAATTCTTTTTATAGGTTTGTATTTACTTGCATAACTCATAACAAATCCCTTAACTTAATTTTAATTGTACCTATGCCTTGACATTTTTTACAGTTTAGATAATCAGGGTCACAACCATAATTGCCATATCCTTTACATTCAGGGCATTCTCGCTCAACCTCAATGTCAAGAATGGCATCGGCAAGTGGATAACTGTCCACAAGCCTCATTTGCTTATCCATTGCCAACACTGCTATCTTAATCCTTACCTCATTTACCTCATTCATTGCCGACCTCCTGTTTATTTAGGGGGCTTTTGCCAACCATTTACCATTTTAAAATAATAACCGCCGCCAAGTTTAAACTCACATTCATATCCAGCAACGCCAAGCTCTTTTATTGCTCTGTTTTTAGCATGTAATATCTTTGCAATGTTTTTATAATCACCAAATGCTGTTTTTTCTTTACGCAATGTAATGTAAAATCTTGCTTTCTCTGCCGACAGCTCTCCGCCTCTTGCATATTCCTGTCCTCTTTGTTTCTGTAACGCTATTAAGGCAATACCTTTTCTTAGTTTATGATATATTTTTTTAATCTGTTCTGCTATCAAAAAGAACTTCCCTTCAGGAACTTCTAAAAAATCTATAATATTAATGGCATCTGGCAAAACCGCATCCTGAAATTCAGAAGCCATAACCTGCCCAAATTCTATCTTCTTTAAAAAATCCTCAATACTGATTTCGTTTGCCATTGGCTCAACCCTATCTTTAAGTTCAGCAATACCAAATTCCGAAGATATATACCTGATTTTTTTACCACAATCTTTATTTAACAGTGCAAAATCAAGGCAGTAAGCGGACTTACCTGTATCTTTGTCTCCTGCCACTATCAAAATATTAGTCTGGTATATCTTTACATATCGTTCCTCTCCAAGCGGAAATTTAACTTGGACTGGCTCTAAATCCTCTATATTAATCTCCCTTATTGGCTGAAAAATCTGTTCAATCTTACGGAACTGCCCGTTTTTATTGCCAAATCTTTCAATTATCCCTTCCTCAATCATACGCCTTAGTATTTCCGATACGTTCTTTTTGTGGACACGTGTGGACAAATCAAGAGATTTATGGACATCTGTGGACATAAAGTGTCCACTTGTGGACATAATCCAGTCCCTAACTTCGCTGGAAAGGGTGTTTTGACGGGTATTTTCCCGATTTAAAGCCGACTGAATTTTTAATAAAATTTCATTTTCAGGAAATGGTGGTTTGCAATTTTTACCCAATATATTAAGCACTTGTATAATATCACTATCTGTTGCCCCTCCTTTAACCAAAACATTAGCAATATGAAAAAGGTCATTATCCCGACTACCTTCCTGAAACATAGTGTCCACAAAATTGTCCACACCCCTATATAAAGAAATAGAATTATCTTTATCTAATACCTTACTGCTATCTAAAGTCCTACACGTGCCTTTTAAAGAATTATTATAATAATCAACAATAGCAATAGGTAATTCAGGTCTTTCAACCTTAAATAAATCTAAATTATCAATCCATGCATATTTTTTGCCATTTTTACCAATTGAAGGTGGAACGGTGATTATGCCGCCATTTGCCTTAAGGTCAACGCCAGGCATTAAGGCATTTTTACATCTGATTTTAGGATTGCTACATTTAAAAAAGTAATGCATCCCGCCACGAGGGGTCTGGGATGTAGGGCAGATAAGGCTATCAGGTATATATTCCTGTATAGCATCTTTACCTTCATCACTGTCAACATCTATAACTGCAAGATTGCTTATATCGCCTGTTACTATGGCTATATTAGCCTCTTGCCATTGCTCATACCAGCCTTTAACTTCATATTCAGTAGCCATTTTCTTTTGAAAGAACTCCCATGAGATAAAAGCTGATTTATCCCTTTTGGTAGGTATTATTGAAAAGCCTTTTTTAAGATAATTTAAAGCATGGTCAACCATTTTCATTTTTCACAATGGCATAGGCATCCAATATAGAGTAGAGTGCCCGACTCCTTCGGTGTATTTTTTAATATGTATAAGCCTGCTTCTCCAGACAGGGTATGCCAGCTGATTGCATTCTTTGTCTTTATCCGAGCATAGCCACATAATTTTAGGTATTTTCATTTTGGCAAGGGCTTTAAAGTGAGTTAAGACAGGATGACGTTCAAGAAAAGGATTGAAAGATTTAAACGGCAAAGCACATTTCTCGCAAAGAAGCATAGGGTCAAAAAAGCCAACCTTATTATAATAGCGTTTTTTATAATAAAGCAGCCATTTGGACTCCTGCTTACCGCATTGATAACAGCGTAATAAATCTTCTTGCAAGACTTCGCCCTCTTAATAATGCTTAAGATTGAAAAAATTATAAATGCGCTGTGTTGTCTCTTGTGATAGTAGATTATAACAGCGCATCCACATAAGAAACCTTTTTATAAAGGGGACAAGGCGTTTGGGCGAAACGGCTTCATGGTTGGACATGAAACATTCCTTGCCCCCTTTAATATTTTTAGAGTTTCCGTTTCGCCCTGGTTTCATTATCACCCATTATACACATCCAAAAATCCTTGTCAAGTATTAAACCAGCAGAGGCGGGCTTTGATACCCGCATAATGAGTTCATTGCTTTAGCTCGGTTCAAAGGCATATGCTCCCGACACTCATCAGGTTTAACCTGCGTCTATTTTCCGCCACTCTGCTGATTTGTTTAAAATTGAAACCCATTATATATTACAACTCCGCCCTGCAGGATATTGATTCCAATCAATATTTCTGTTCTTGCCTTCGGGAAATAATCCGCCAAGAAATACACGCCAAGCCCTGATACTGCTTTAATACCGATAACCTTAACCATATCAGGCGAGCCGTCCCCTGAGCGCATAAGCGGGTTATACTCCTCATCCATTTGCGAAGTCTGCAGCGCATCAATTCCAGAGAGTGTCAAATAGCTTGCATACAGCAATTTATCCTGCCTGCTCCATGTGCAAGCAGAAAGTAGGAAACATAATGCTATAATTAGTGTTTTCATTTTACCCTCCTGACCCCTGCGGATATGTATCGGCATGCTTTACGTTGCAAGGCTTCATCCCACATCTCAATGCGCTTTCTTAACAATAACCATCTCTTAATTTTTTTCATTCAATACCTCCTTAGCCGCTTCCCATATCTTACATGCTTCCTCCCTTGCCTTATATGCTTTTTTTCTTTGCTCGTGTGCCTCTGCTAATAGTTTATCTGACTCCACCCATATTTTGTCTGCTTCCTCAAATAATGCCTTACATATCTTCTCTAATTTTTTAAGTTCCTGCTCGTTTTTCATTCTATACCCCCCCTTGTGAAATACCAGATTAAAAAAACATTCAAACCAATCCACACCGCCAAAATAGCCATACTAATTTTTAATGCTTTTTTGTCTATTCTGGTTTTATTGGTTTTCATATATTCACTCCTTCGGCAGAATTATCCGATGTTCATTCCGCCATTTCCTCGTTCCTTCCACCTCCCGCTCCACCCTGTCCACGATTGCCAGCGTCACAAAGCCCAGCACCAGCAAGGCAGCGATTGCCCAGATAATGTCACGGTATTTCATTGGTCCCCTCCTTTCTTAGATACAGCCAATATACACATCAGGCAGATGCCAAAAAACCCGCCTATCAATAGCCCGATTGTAAAACCGATTAGCATTGGGTTCATTTTACCCCTCCCTTAATTGCCCTCTTAAATTTGTTAATGATTTCTACCAGAAAAATATCATCTTCCGGCGCACAGGCTTCTTTTTCTTCTAATGCTTCTATTATTGTATCCAGTTCGTTATCGCTTAATTCTACCGTTATTTTTGCCATACTTCCCCCTTTCTTGCAAGTATAGCCTTCAAAGTTTCCACGTTCCCTGATAGGCGTGCTATGCGTTCATAGTTTGTTATTATTTTTTTCTGATTTTCTCTAAACTCCTCGCATAGCTTTTGATATGCGATTACGGCGTTTGGGTCAGGTTTTTTCATTACAGCATCCTCCCAAATTCTACGTTAAAAAAATCCCCGATTTTGTAATTTTTCATATCCTCCTCAGACACATAAAGTAAAATAGATGCTGTAATTGTGCCTTTCTCAGATTTGCCTTGCATTTCAACACACATCTCTTTTTCAATTACTTTTAGCCCGTTAACTTTTACTATCATTTTTTTCACCCCCTTTTTTATCCATCAATCTGCAAATTAGCTGGCGGATGTGATTCCTCACTGCAATCGTCTGCACCTTAAGCGTGCTGTCTTGCAGCCCCCGCAGTTCATGTATGATTGCCAGGGCGGTTCTATGCTCGGCTTGATAGCTTTTCTTGTTTAATAGTGTTTGCCAGTTCATTTACCCCTCCCCCTTACAATGCTGATACCACTTACATTTAGGCTCATAGGTTGTTTTATATGTTGCCATTTCAACCTCATGCCCTTTACCTGTCTTACTTTTAATATGCTTTTTAATGCCCCAATCTGTTTGAAAATCCTTTTCACAATTTTTACAGTAAGGCGGTTTAATCATATCTTTTCGTTCCTGTCTGCACATCCATAAAGGACATGGATGTAATAGCCTTATATCTCCTGTATTGAGTGCTGTTAATAGATTATCTCTTGTCTGCCTTATGCGTTGTCTTTCTGCTTCAAGTTCTTCCATTGTAAATTCTAAGTGATAACAGAACATATCGGGTTTAGTTTTATTCTCATCATCCTTGCCTGTTAAAGCCCATACCCATAACCAGCCCATAGGCTTATTTTCTACAGCACAGTATTGTTTTATTTGAGCGATATAATTACTGTATGATTCTTCTATCTTTTTATCATTGGGGATATATCCCCGCCTGGTTTTTACTTCACAAGGGAAATTTTGATACACATCGCAACGATAACCAATATTTTCAAAGTATTTCAATTCCCCTTTTTGGAAGCCCCCCACATATCTCAGCATTTCCTCATGCCCTTTGCCTGTGGTGAAATACATTATTTCATTGTCAGATAGATACATAGGTTTTACCCTCTGCCAATATGCTTGCAATGGATTCAGCATGTCATAAAGGGTTAAATATTCCCTTGCCTCTTTGCCCATATTGTGGCGTATTTCATCCATTAGCCATTGTTTGATACTGTCATCACGGCTTATCATTAAAACGCCTCCTGCTTAGTTTCTTCAAATTGATTACACTTAGTTTCGGTGGTTGCTTCTTCGGCTTCCATTGTCACGGATACCAGATTCCGCCCTTTTTCTGTTTGCTTATATTCAATTACAACTGGTTTCCGCTCGTTATAAGCGTTTGTAGTAATTTCAGCAAAACTTTTGCTGAAGGTGCTGTATTCCAGGTCATCCACTGTAATTATATACAGTGTCCACTTTTTGCCCGATTTCTCGCCTTTCTTGACTTCCATGCCTTGCACCATGCCTTGCACAGTGTTTTGCGATTCTAAGGGCATTTCTGCCTGTTTTTGAGGCGGTTTTAGCGGAGCGGGCGGAGTAATTGTCGCTGGTTCTATTGTCGCAGGTATAATATCCTCTATATCTTGAGTGAATATAGCGGAGAGCCTGCAAGCAGACAATACAGCATTAACCATAGCTCTTTTTTGAGCCATTTTGAGAAGCGTATTAACTTGGGTGAAAATATCGTCATTTTCAGTTCTGTATAAGGTATAATCCCCATACTGCCCTTTATTTACTTTTTTGATAAGGGATTCCTTTTCAACTCCAATAGGTATTTCTTTCTCTTTTATCCATCTCCAGCGATATTTGTTCTCTTTACTGTTACATGACCCTGTCCCCTCTGAAATTAAGTTCCCGCTTGAAATGTGTCTTAACTTACATTTTAAGAGATAGTGGAAAAATGGTTTATCCCAATCTTCTATTTTTTCCAATATCTCATACTCGTCGGCTAACCCATGTATTTTAGCGAGCTTTTCCGCCCCTGGCTTTAGTAGAGTCGGTTTTTGCGTCCCTGGTATTACGCCATAATCCAAATCTTTTATTAATGTTTTTTGGACTATAGCTTGATACTGCTGTATTTTTTCCAGTCCTGCCCTTACCTTTTCAGGTTCAATTTCATATACTGCTATTTCTTTATCCATTTTTTACCCCCTTTCTTTTCGGCATCCTCTTGAGATGATACCGATTTTTTAATAAGATTTTTATCAGCCATTTCATAAGTTTTAAAAGCATTTACGCCCTCCAATCTTTGACTTTTATTTTTGTGCCGTTCACAAATGTAATTTCTGCAAATTCTTCTCCAAATCCGTTCATAAAAAAATCTATACTCAGCCACTTTTGAGCATAAATATCCCCAGCAACCCATTTCCCCATATCATATATTTTGCATTTCATTCCGTCCCCCCTTTTTATAGTCCATTTATAACACAGGTATTTTTGTATTTCAGATAACGCCCCCGTGACATTGGTTTATAAGCAACATTTTCCTTAATGTAATCCAAGATATATTGCCTTAGTTCCATACCATCCCAATCACCAGGCATTTTTTGACATTTATTACCTGTAATATCGTTCATTACATTTTTACACATAGCCCTTATAAATATTATTCTTTCAATGTATTTCATTGCGTCCCCCCTTTTCTTACACCCTTAAAACCGCCCCAGTAATAATTCGTGATGGTATCAAGCGTGCCGTAATAATGTTTCTTGTTTATTACCCCATAGCCTTTGATGCCAAAAATATTACCTTCGGCATCTACAATATACCGCCCCGATGTTCCAATATCCACTTTGATATATTTACTGCCATTTTTTATAGTAACTTTTGCATTGATAATATTTGCGTTACAGGCAAGTTTATATTTGTGTAAATATTCAATTTGTTCTTTTTCTAAAAGCTCTGCAAATGCTTGTAATTTATCATTGTTCATTGCGTCCTCCTTTCCTTAAAATTTTATGTGTCTTTGCTGGCAATGTTTCATTGCCGTTTTATTACCTTTTCGTGCTTTAGCTATTATCTTCTCTTTTCTTTGTTTCTCTGCATACCGGCGAGCCGCTTCGTAGAATACCGTTTCAAGTGGTATCTCATACCATAGCCGTCGCCCTTTTTCTTTGATACGTATGATATGCGGCACATTATGCTCTATATCCGCAGGTTCAAGTTGTATGATTAGCGGTCTTTTGTTATGAAACTTGGTAAGAGTTTCACGTTTAACCGATTTTTTTAATAATGTCATTGCGTCCCCCCCCCCCTCTAAATTTTGCAATAATATATAATGTTTGATTTTCCTTTAATTCAGTTGTCTTAATTCTTTCCTCCATTTCTTGTTTTGACTTACAGACTATATACTTACGCCTGTTATGTTCGGTTTCGTTTTTCACCTCTCCATCATCGTTATAATTTTTAAAAATAGAATTAACATGCGAAACCGAGCCATCAGGATTTAACCTTAACCTATCAAACAGAAATGGATGTTCTTTATTGCCGTGTAAATAAAATTCCATTGCGTCCCCCTTTTTAAAATTTTAATTGCTTGTGCTTGCGGCATCTTAGCCACAAAAAACTCATGCTTATCAAAAGTAAGATGCCAATAGTTCTGCATCTTAGCAAAATCCAGCGTCTGTGTTCCACCGCCCACCCGCTTAGGCGTCCAGCCTTTTTTTAGCAATGCCATGTATACTTTTTGTGGTATCATTGCGTCCCTCCCCTTTTTTTATTTTACCGATGATTTCTCAATGAGTCTCCGGGCTGCCTGCATGAGTTTATCTCTCGTAATTCCATCCCAGCCCGACATATAGCGGTTAACCATTTCCGCCAAAAGGAAATGGTATCGCTTGTTTATTTTTTTTATTTCTGCGATTTCAGCTATAAATTGTTCGCTGCAATCTAAACATTTTCCGTTACCCAATTGCGTCCTCCTTTTTTAGCGGGCAGGATAGGATGCGCCAGCTATCCCGCCCATTGTTTCAGGTTCCCTGCCCGCTTCACTCTGGCGAGGTGAAAAGGGCAGAAGGTTAATTAATTTCTTTACTTTCTTCTGTATGCCTTGCTACCTCTTCTAATTGCGGTTAATTTTTTATAATATAAAACCCGTCAAAATACTTTTCTGTTTTTGTCTGCGGTGAGCTACAATGTAATTTTGCAAGCTCAAGACTTATGTTTTTAAATATAACTTTCCGCTTGCCTGTCTTAAAAAATCTTACTACTTTTGCCATTTCTTTCATACGTCCTCCTTTCCCGGTTACGCCGGGACGGTTAAAGGGTTAATTTTGTTAGTCTGTCTGTAATATCTTTGCGGCATACGGGTAAAGCCCAATAAATATTTTTTAGCCATTTTGTATATTGCTCCGGCGTCATATCTTCTGTTAAAGGGAACAGATACGCCCAATATTTTTTACCCATAACTTCCTTAACAAAATCTTCAATCAATTTTTCTATTGTCATATCCTTACCCCCTTCTTTCTGTTGCCATTAGCATATGCAATAGCAGTTATTTTATATCCTTGTAATTTCCGCTTGCATGCCTCAATGGTATTTCCCGAAGTGCAAACATCGTCTATTAGTATTAGATTTTTATTTTCAGGATATTTTCTTACTCGCATGTATTTTTGAATTTCAGATATAGATAATGTTTTCCTGCTATTTGTAGCCATGCGGAGCTTACAATTTGATGGAGCTTTAAATTTAAACAAGCTATTGCAATATAGTCTATTGGTTTTTATAGCTGTTAGTCTTGCAATTTTTTCAGTGGATTTCTGGGAAGATGGAACCGGGATTATTACACCTTTAATATTATTTTTTATAATATAATATGCAATGCTGTCAGAGATAATATTAATAGCCTCTATATTGTTTTTCTTAGAGGCTTTTACTATTTCCCTAACTGCATTGTAATGATATAATTTTATTGTTTTCATGAGTATAGAATATCATAATTATTGACAGATGTCAAATAAGAAAAATTAATTTTTAAATAAGTAATATTTATACCTTATAGAGTGAAACAAGGGGAAAATCAGAAAGTGGATTTATGGTTGTATATCTTTTATATACATTTTATTTTTAATTTTTTGAATATAATTTTTTGAGAATATCGGGGACTTGCCAATATACCCGGTTGGTTTAATCTTACCGACATTAATTAATTGATGTATCCGCTGCCGTGACAATCCAATATCCAGTGCCAATTGTGATGCATTATAGTATCTCATATCTAAAATCATACAATAATATGTTTACCATTGTCAATATACTAAAATAGCGCTTTGTTGCAGAATTGTAACAAAAAAACGACAAAACATACCCTAAAATGCAATTACAGAACAGAGGCAATACTACAGCATGTCTTTTTTAAGCCTTGAAATAAGCAATCACCTGAACGCAAGCCACAGAAGCCAATCTACAGCGTTTAGCTTGGGGATGTTCACGCAATGAACACTAAACCCTATAGAGTGTGAGAATTTCAAAACAAACACAAAACAAATAAACTATATGTGAATCCACTTATATACTTCTCCTCTGTAAATCATGTTCATGGCGTGAACAATACAGAATTTGAGAGAGGGTAAATGTAAGTAAGTATGTTCATAACGTGAACACAGAAAAATAAATCAATTAAATCAAAGAGATGTAAAAAACACTTGACAAACAATTTAAAATCCCTTAATAATCCCTGTAAGGGATTCGCTGATTGAACATGTGTAACTTAATACGATACCACTAACACAAAACGTGTTACTTCCTTGTAGTATGTTATATCTTACCAGCCCTTTAAATTATATCTTTAAGTCCTTCGCAATAAGACTCTTACTTATCTTCCTACTTTAGTTCAGCATTATATCACCCGATAACTAGTAATCTTATTGCAGTTCAAAAAAAATTAAAGTAGCCTTACGGCTCGCTTACAGCGACTTAAAAACATATCTTACTGTAATCAATATCACTATAGCTTGACATTTAAATAAATTTCAATTATATTCTAATCGTATGAACGATGTTCAAAATTCAGAGCTTGAGTCTGAACTACTTGAGCTTGATAAAATACCTCTTAGTGTGCCTCTTATTGTTAATGCCCTCAATGTCGGCAAAAAACAGGCGGATATTGCACGTATGTGTGGAGTTTCAGAGCAAGCCGTAAGTGATTATAAACAAAGACATATTTCCGAAATTGGGTTGGCACTTGACAAGTCAGATGCATCCCAAGCTATCATGCACCGTATCAATATTGCCCGGGCAAGTGAGAAATTACACACAGCCCTGGACTTCACCGCAACCAAAAAAGATATTATACCGCTTGTTGCTGTCATAGACCGATTGACTCCCGCATTACGCCTTTTAGAGGGCAAATCAACAAGTAATATTTCAGCGATTGCATCTATTATTGAGGCAGTCCATAGTGAGAAACAGGATGATGTTACGCCTGACAATGCTGATACTCTCACACCTATTGAGACTACTACTCCATGACGTTGCAAGTTATTGATTTATATATATTATTCGTAACTTTACAGTATGTATGTTATGTCATTGATACAGGGGGGTATATGGGTCATTTGTGTCGTAAAAATAGAAATTAATCACCGTTTCATACGGCTATAAAATAAAAAAGGGGAATATGAAAGTATGTTATTTATGTAAAGGGTTAGGGAAGATAGAGAAAAGCAGAAGGGAAGAAGAGATAAGATTTTTAATAGAGATAACAAAGGCAGTTGGGAAGCTCAAGAAGGATAGTGAGATATGGGTATATATATCAAAGAGGTTAAGGGAAATAGGAAAAGGTGAAAGCGAGTAAGGCGGCAAGTAAAGAGGAGAGGCTATTAAGGCGATGGGCATTTAATCCGAGAGAGTTTACACAAGAGGCGATAATTACACCTTACAACAAAGCTAAGGGGACTAATTACAAGATGACCTTACAGCAAGAGGAGGCTACGGAGGCTGTAAGGAAAATAGTAACTGCTAAGATTAAACTTCACAAAAAACAATCTTTAAGCATAGAGGAAGTTGACAATGCAAAGAAGATAGGTGTTTCCATAATGTCGGGTAAGGGAGTTGGCAAGGATGCTTGGTGTTCGTGGATGGTAATATGGTTTTTGTCGTGTTTTCCTTATCCTAAAGTGCCCTGCACTTCTGTAAGTGCTGACCAATTAAGTAAGGTTTTATGGTCTGAGATTTCCAAATGGCTGACAACTTCTTTAGTTAACGATTGGTTTGTTTTGCAGAATGACAAATTATATTTTAAGCATATAGAAGGCGCTGGCAAGCGCTGGTTTGCATTTCCTAAGACTGCTAATCCTAAGTCCTCTGTAGAGGAGCAGGTTGAAACGCTGGCTGGTCTACATGAGAAGTATTTAATGGTTGTGGTGGATGAGGGCGCTGGCGTTCCTGATGCTGTATTTGACCCATTGGAGGGCACGCTTACTGGTATTTGCAATTTTATATTATTAATTTTCAATCCTACTCGCACTAAAGGTTATGCTTTGGATTCGCAATATAAAAATAAAGACAGATGGATAACTTTAAGATGGTCGGCTGAGGACTCTGAGATGGTGGATAAGACCATTATAGAGAGAACTGCGGAAACTTATGGCAAGGACTCCAATCCCTATCGTATAAGAGTGCTGGGGCTTCCGCCTGTTACTGATGAGGAGACGCTTATTCATTGGGAATGGATAGAGGAGTCTATAGAAAGAGATATAATACCTCTTGACTCCGACCCTGTAATTAAAAGTGTAGACTGCGGGGCGGGCAGGGATAAATCTGTAATCTGCACAAGAAAAGGGGGGAAAATATATCCTTTTAAACGCAAGGTGACTAAAGACTCTATGGAGTTGGTGCATTGGATTAATGCTGACATAGAAAACGATTCTGCGGATTTGGTGTTTATAGATGTAATTGGCATAGGGTGGGGTGTATATGGCAGATTAAAGGAAATTAATAAAAGAGCCAGCATCTGGCCTATAGATGCAAGGAGTAATCCTATAAATGACAAGTTTTTAAACAAAAGGGCTGAGATGTTCTGGAATTTAAGGGAAATTTTTGCAAATAAACTGATAAGCATCCCTGACGACCCTGAACTTAAGGATGAGCTTGGCTGTCTAAAATGGATTACTGAAAATAAAAAAGAAAGGCTTATCAGTAAGAAAATTCTTAGAAAAGAACTCGGACACTCTACCGACACCGTAGACCCGCTGGCTCAATCTTATGCTATGAAAGATTTTTTAAATAGGAATTTGGCTAAAAAATCTAAAGGGCTAAAAAGGCTTGCGGTTTCAGGCGCAGCTTCAAATTCATGGATGGGGATTTAATAAGAGATATAGGGGAAATAGGAGCTATAGGCTTAATTTGTATTTTTTTACTTTTCCAAAATGAATGGTTTTTTGGCATATTTACTGTTTTATTTTTCTTTATAAAATTATGCTCATTTATAATAAAGAAATAGGGCTTCTTGATGCGGTCTTATTTTTAATTCCTTTCTGTATTTTTTATGTTCCTGCAAGTTTGTTTTTCCCATATATAACAGGCAGACACTTTATGTTTTGGTCTTTAATTACAGTGTCGCTTCTTTTTTTTGTTTTAAATGGAAATTTTAAAATAACTTATTCTAAAATTTTAACAGCTTTAATAATATATTTCATTGTAGTTGGTTTTACATCTATGCTGGGGATGGATTTTTATCATAGCTATTGGTCGGAATATGAACGTATGGATGGGTTTTTGGGGCTTATTTATCTATTTATTTATTTCTGCCTTTTGAAATTCTCATTTAAAGAAAAACATTGGACTTGGTTCTTGGCTGTCTTTTCTATAGTTTCTGTTTTAGAGTTTATTTTTTTTGCAGTTAAAGAACATAAATTTGGCGGGTTAGGCACTGTAGGTAATTCAGCTTATTTGGGGGCTTATTTTTTAATGTCTGTTATTATATCGTTTATTTTGTATTCCAAAAGTCGTAAAAAAATTTGGCTTCTTCCTGTTATTATAGGCTCTATCATGGTATATCTTTCAACTTCAAGGGGCATGCTTCTTGCGCTTTTAACAGGTCTTTTTATATACATGCTTTTTCAAAATAGAAAGTTTTTTATTATAGCCTCTTTAATAACGCTGTTTTTTATTATGCCCTTATATTCCCTAAAAGACCCTACTATATCAAGGGTATTAAATATTTCTAAAGAAGACCCTACTACTAAATTCAGGCTTTTGAACTGGCAAATGGCTGTTGAGGGAATAAAAGAAAAACCTCTTTTGGGATGGGGATATAGCAATTATACCGCTGTTTATAATAAATATTATAAGAAAGAGCTTTTCGGTATTGAGGCTTGGGCGGATAAACCACATAATAAATTGCTTGAGGTAGCTATAGACTCGGGAATAATAGGGCTTTTAGCCTATTTAGGTATCTTTGGCTCTGTAATTTACGTTATAAATCGTGCTTATACTATGGGTAAAATTAAAAAACAGGAGTTTTCAGCTTTATTGGGCGGTTTATCTGCCTATTTTGTGCAGAATTTATTTATTTTTGACACTTTTTCAACTTATCTGACATTTTTTACAATATTAGCCTATGCGGACAGTTTGGAATAAAATTTTAATTGTTTTAATTATAGTTTTTATATTCTATGAGGGGACTTATAAACCTTATAGACAAGCTAAGTTTGTTCATGGCATGAACGCTAAAGAGTTTACCTTGCTGAAATTAAAGGAATATTTCCAGAAAAATCTTTCTTACAACACTTATGGCAATTCTACAGTTAAACAGCAGATGATAATTTTTTCATATAATTTATTAAGGCAAAATCAATCAACAGAAGTTATAGAATTGTGCAAATGGATAGCAGAAGAATATGAAAAGGAATATTTTAAATCACCTTATAATGCAAAAATTACTCTTTTATTGGCAGGGTATTATATGACTTTAAGTTCCTATAAAGAAGAATTTAAAAATAAGGCGGATTTTTATCTTATTAAGTCTATGGAGATAATGCCTAATAACCCTTTTGTTGAGGTTGCTATAAAGGAAAATGATAAAACTCCCTGACGATGAAAAACACAGCTTAAAATTTGAAATACTTGACATTTTTAAAAAATATAGATATATTTTCTCTAAGGACTTGGAATATGATGTAAACATTAAAATAACCAGCGGAGGCATTGCATGGATTAAAGTAAATGGACAAATAACAATTAAATAAAGGTCTTTTAACCCTTAAAACGGTATTAAAACCCGATATTCTCGGAAGAGGATGTCGGGTTTTAATTTTGCGGAGGTGATAATGAAAAAAGTTTTTATAATCCTACTGGTTCTTATAAGTCTTACAGTAGCCATAAAGTTGTCTTTTGCTTTGGATATGGATAAGTTAATAACTTTCCTTAATGCAACAAGTTCTACCAGTACAGGTCGTATAATTTCCCCTAATTATCCTTATCATTTCTGGCTATGCGACATAGATACAACAGGCACTACCACTATCGCAATGGAAGGCAATGCTTATGGTGAAATTTTTGATAGTGACGGTTTGTCAATTAAAGGATGTTCTTCAACAGCGGGAACTCTAAAGAAATGCTCTTTTGCTATAGTCAATCAGCCTGTAAATAATATTCGTGCAAAAGTTTTAAATATATCAGGCTCTAATGCAACGGTAACTGTTAAATGTTTAGGGGTTGAGTAATTGAAAAAAAACGCCTTTTTAAGAGAAGCAATGGAAAGATTTGATATTTCCTTTAATCTGGAAAATCAAAATAGAATACTTGCAGTTGAAGATATAGAATTTGCTAATAATGTTGGCATAGGTCAATGGCCGGAAGAAATTAAGGAAGAACGCAAAAACGATAAACGCCCCTGCCTTACAATTAATAAATTACGCAAATTCATAAAACTTCTTGTTGGAGAGCAAAGGCAAAATAGAGTTGCAATAAAAGTAAAACCTGTAGATGATGAAAGCGACCCAGCCATAGCTACAATTATTGAAGATATTATTAGAATGATTGAATATAACTCAAATGCGGATATTGCTTATGATACTGCATTTGAACATGCCATTACAGGCGGGTTTGGCTATTTTAGGATAATTACGGATTATTCGTCAGAAGATAGCTTTGATATGGATGTCCGCATTAAAAGAATAAGAAATCCTTTTGTTGTGTATTTCGGCCCTGCTGATGAATATGACAAATCAGACGCTAAATGGTGTTTTATTACAGAAAAAATATCTAAAACAGAATTTCAGGAACAATACCCAGATATAGCCCCTGTAAATCTTGATTCACCCCAAACGGGAGAAATCTACGAAAAATGGTTTACACCCGATAAAGTCAGAATAGCGGAATATTTTTATAAAGAGCCTGCGGAGAAAACTATAGTTCAGGTTAATGACGGTTCAGCGGTTGAATTGAATGATATTGTAACGGAAAATTTTTTAACTTCAAAAGGATATTCCATAGTAAAAAAACGCAAAGTTAAGACCCATAAAGTTATGTGGAGCAAAATCTGCGGCAACGAAATTATTGAAGGGCCGACTGAATGGATTGGTAAATATATACCTGTAGTGCCTATCTTGGGCGATGAGATTAATGTAGAGGGCAAAATTATATATAAAAGCCTTATAAGAGATGCTAAGGACTCTCAAAGAATGTATAACTATTGGCTTACTACCGCCACCGAAAAAATAGCCCTTACGCCAAGAGCGCCGTTTCTTGTGACTCCTGAGCAGATTGCAGGACATGAAACCATGTGGAATGAAGCGAATATAAAAAATAAACCTTACCTTTTTTATAATGAAACAACAAGCGCTAAACCGCAAAGAGAACCCTCGCCTGAAATTCCCACAGGCATAATTAATCAACTTAATATTTGCGATAATGATTTGAATGACACTATCGGTATTTTTGACCCAGCCTTAGGGGAAAGAAGCAATGAACGCTCAGGTAAGGCTATTTTAGCACGGCAAAAAAGAAGTGATTTAGGGACTTTCTCATATATAGATAATATGAGGCGTTCTATGGTTTATGCAGGGAAAATTCTTATAGATATAATACCCCGAATATTTGATACGGAAAGAACATTAAGAATAAGAAATTTTAAAGGCGATGAAGCCCTTGTAACGATAAATAAAACTATATTTGATAATTCAGGGAAGGAGGTAGTTTTATATGACATAACCAAAGGCAAATATGATGTATGGGCTGATGTAGGCCCTGCTTATTCTACAAGAAGGCAGGAGGCAGTAGACGCAATGCTTCAGTTTATACAATATGCCCCAGCGCTGGCAACAGTGGTGGGAGACCTTATCGCTAAAAATATGGATTGGCCTGGAGCCGATGAATTTGCCGAGAGGTTAAAAAAACTTTTACCGCCTCAAATATCACAACAACAAGCCCCCTTATCAGAAGGGGAGATTCTACCAGCAGGCATGTCAGCCATGCCGGGTAAGTTAGGAGTATAAAATGGAAGAAACAAAAGAAGCAATAGTTGAACAAAAAGAAACAGCCGAGGACATTACAGTACAGCCAGAGTCTTCAAAGACGGAAGATGCAAAGGGAAAAGCTAAAAATAAACATTCTAACCTTTCTTTTATTGCTTTGAGAAAAATTGATGCCCTTGAAAAGGAAATTTCTCAATTAAAGCAAGAGAGGGTTACGCCACCTGCTACACAATCAGTAAAGCCTTTAGAAGCAAATTTTGAAACACAAGAGAGCTATCTTGAGGCATTAGCTGATTGGAAGGCAGAGCAAAAGGTAACAGCATTAAAACAGGAACTTAAAAGCGATGTTGAATCCCTTAAAAAAGTCCAACAAGATTCTGAGGAGAATGTATTTCAAGGCAGGCTAAATGAAAGTAAAAACAAATATGCCGATTTTGATGATGCATTTTTTAACCCTGATACGCCTTATACGGAAGTTATGCGAGAGGTTGTAAAAAAGGATGCAGATGGGTTAGAGCTTGGCTATTTCTTTGGCAAAAACCAGGAAGAAGCACTGCGTATTGCAGAACTTTCCATTATTGACCCTACAGCAGCAAGGGTTGAAATGGGCAAGATAATTCAAAAATTGGCTGCTCAGCCAAATAAAAAGAAAATCTCTGATGCTCCGCCACCTATTAATCCTTTAAACGCTCATGTGGAAGTCGTAACAAGAGACCCCAGCAAGATGTCGCAAAGTGAATATGAATCGTGGAGGCGTAGCGGAGGAGGCAGATAAAAGGAGGTTATTTAGATGTCAAATACATTACTTTCACCATCAGTCATAGCCCGTGAGGCTTTGATGCAGTTAAAAAACAATATGGTCATGGGGAACCTTGTTCACCGTGACTATAAAAAAGAATTTGTTAAGGTAGGCAATACAGTTACTATCAGAAAGCCTGTCAAATTTCTTGTAACAGATGGCGCTACTGTAAATATTCAGGGTGTGCAGGAAAGTTCAACATCTATCGTCATC